TTGTGAAGAGCTATCAGAAACAGGAGACTTTAATGTAAGTATTCTATTTTGTACGCCTAAGTCTGCCTGTGCTGAGAACATTGATTGGTCAACACCATCTGTAAATAAATGCATCTTAGCAGTCGGAGCCGAAGTCCCTATGCCAACGTTACCTCCCGCTTCGTTTAACGTCATATTATAAACTGTTGTTGAACCGTCTGTTCGTTGTGCCTGAAACCATACGTGTCCATCTGCACTGCTGTTGCCAACAACTAATCCATAACTTGTATCGTTATTTGTTAAATACAATGGTGCATTGGACGATGAAGAACCTAATGATGGGGCATTTAACGTACCGCCTGAAGTAATTTGTGTTCTTGCCTTTGGTGCTGTAGTCCCTATGCCCACGTTACCACCTGTAGCAATCACTAATCTTTCTGATGCCGCCGCAGTCCCCTCACTGATTGTGAAAGATGTACCTGTGTTTCCTGATATACCTGCTTTCCATTCTGCTGTAGTTACATTGTTTCTTCCAAACGTAACATTTGGTGCGCCATTCCCTCTTAGATGAATACCCCTGTAGTTAGTAGAATTATTAACTTCTATACCACCTGTTACATCTATACCACCTGTATCAATTCTTGCTACTTCTGTGCCGTCTGCTTTCTTGTAGATTACATTTGATTCAAAATCAAAATTAGTGTCATTACCGCTTTGTGTTATATCAAATCTTTTGTTTCCGTCTGTATCTTCTAGTCTGATGGTCGGTGATGAGCTTTGTATATGTAACTCGTGGTCTGCAACAGTATTTGCATCACCAACACCTATTTTACCTGTTACAGCTATACCAGTAGATGTTGTTTCTAACTTCTTAGCATTGTCATAGTATAAATCGACAGAACCATTACCATCTGCTGTCAAATATGTTTCAGTTCCTGCACCTGCTCTTAGTCGTAAACTTGTAGCATCAATAAATAAGTTACCTGTGCCTACTTCCTTAATATATGAGTTACTAGCGTCGTGATAGATTTGTAAATCATCAGAAGCACCTAGTAATAATTTACCGTTGTCTGGCAAGTCTACATTACCTGTCACATCTATACCAGTGCTTTTAGCAACTAAAACATTGTTTTGCGAACCAACATTAACAATAAATTTAGGGTCTGAAGCTGTTTCGTCTTTATCAACGTGGATTTGTAATGAACCAGCACTAGAGTTGGCATCAATACTCGTAGTTACATTCGTATTTGTATCTACAAGAAATATTTCTGGGTCTGAGGATTCAAGTGTCAATTTACCTGTCATAGTGCCACCAGCTTTAGGTAGCGCAGCATCAGCAGTAGTACCCTGTGCGGCAGTAGCATAATCAGATGAATCAAATGCTTTAACTTGTGCTAAGTTAGTAACCTCAGAATCCATCAAGGCTCCTGCGGCTGTTACGTTAGCAGTATCTGTTATGTTAGCACCTGCTTCTATGCCATCAAGCTTAGTACCATCAGCAGCTACGTCGCGGCCATCTACTGTGCCTGATAGGGTTACGCTCCCAGTAAAGTTTAAGTTACCTGTGCCTGTAATATCGTGGCTATTGAGACTTAAGTTGCCGCCAAGCTCAGGTGTAGTGTCGTCTACAACGTGTGCTATACCGCTAGTGCCGCCTGTTGCAGATATAGTACCATCAGCCGCTATAGTTACATTTGTACCAGCGGTTAGCGACGCAACAACATTTGTTGTATCTGTAACATCAGCCGCTGTTTCTATTCCGTCTAATTTTGTGTGATCAGCATCTGTAAATGCGTTTGTGTTGCTGTTGCTTTCGTATGCGGTTTTAATCTGTGTTGCTGTCTGGTCTGCTGTTGCACCCGGCTCTATACCGCTAAGTTTGCTTACATCAGCGTCAGCAAAATTGTTTGTGTTTGCATTACTCTCATACGCAGTTTTAATTTGCGCTGCTGTCTGATCTGCTGTTGCTCCAGATTCAATGCCGTCAAGTTTTGTGCCATCTGCTGATACATCACGCCCATCAATAGTACCTGTTATTGCAATATTGCCTGTACCTGTAATATTGCGATTATTCAAATCAAGATTACCGCCAAGCTGAGGTGTCAAATCCTGTACGATAGCAGTAATACCAGATGTGTTAGTTGCATTAGCCCACACAGTTCCATTGTAAACAAGTATCTGACCGCTTATTGCATTGTTAACTTGTACGTCTGTGATGTTTTCAAGTATGTGATTGTGACCATTGTCTACAACAGTTACTGCAATATCTATATCGCCTGTGGTGTAATCTAATGTACCACTACCTGTTGCTTCCCCGGTAAGGTTTGTTGTCAGGTTTGTAGGAATGGGTACGGGTGAACCACCAGCACTATCTTCAGCTATTGGCATTTAATTCTCCATTACCATTTTACGCGGTTAGCCCAATAGGCTGCGCTTGATTTACCTTTTGCTATGTTCTTGCGATGTCTCGCTTTAAAACTAGCTCTCTTTTTCTTCATACGTTGGCTTTCACCAGACTTAGGCTTTCCTGCTGTACTAGCACCTTGCTGTCCAAAGCGTATGATCTTCTCTTTGCCATCATAACACGCTTTTACAATGTGCGACTTTGTTTTATGCCCAGGCGTGCGTCTAGGCTTGTTGCACTTCATTTTAGCTTTTAATATGGGTTTGCGGCTAATCATTTTTTGTAAGCATCTGGCGTTGTTTTTAATGTGAGTGCCTGACCTACTTTAGCGCCTAACACTCTACTAGCATTATTAATTATATTTTTTTCTTTTGGTGTTAATACTCTAGCCTTACCTTCTAATTGTAATAAATTAATTATTTTAAGTGCATCTTTTTTTGCTTGTCTGGTTACAGATATTCTTGCAACTTCAGCACCACCTAATAACAACGCAGGTACTAATGCACCACCAGTCACACCACCAGCCAGACCACCAACAGTTGCGCCACTCAACAGTGACATTACGCCAATTGGCCCCATACTTGTTGTATTATCAGATATAGCTAATTTTGACAATCTGCCAGATAACCCTGGTTTTTTACTTGCTATACTTTCTATTTCATTTATTAAATTATCTTGTTGGGAGTTTGTGTCTGGTCTATTGTTTGCCGTTCGTTTAGCTCTATAAATTTCTCGTAATTCTTTTGCAACATTTTGCACTTCTTCTGGTTGTTGAATTTTTCCTTTAATTACATTACCAGCACTATCATAATTATTTTTCCTACCTACTATATTTTCTAATTTGTTTATTTGAGAAATTTGTGAATTTTTCTTATTTCCTAATATGTATCGCGATTGTGAAAAACGTGCTCCAGGGTTACTATACTTTAATATATTTTTATTTAAATTATTATTAATTTGTCTAAGTACCTCTCTTTCGTTTGGTATTAAACTATCAAAGTTTCTATTTAAATTTGTTTGCAAATTAAATAAATCATTAGTTGTAAAATCTTTTTTTGACACTGTTGTGTTTGGTATTACAAGTTCATCTTTTGGGATTGTACTGTATGGTTTTAATCCCATTGCTTTAAATTCAGCTTGTAAGCTATCTTCAGGTATTATATTGCTTGCTGGTTGCTCAACTGGCTTAATTTGTTCGCGTAATTTGTTATAATATACGCCTACTTTACTGTTTTCAGGCAATTGCGCTAGTCTATTTGTATCTACTCCAACTAATGCTCCTTCAATTACATCATCTTCTATCGGAGCACTTTTAGCTTTAGCATCGTTATAATAATTATCTCTTTTTTTAATTAAATCTACTGTGTTTGCTTCGTTTTCTTTACGCAATTTAGTATTTTTATTAGCAATTCTACTATTTGCAAATTTGTTTATTCCAGCCTGTGCAAGCCCACCTGAAAAACCACCTATTGCCGCAGCTTTTAACGTCGCTGCTGGATTAAAATCTGTATCAACACCTGTAGCTATCCCACTATAAACAGCGCTATCTAAAGCAGCGCCCCCACCTGTATTAGCTGCTCTTGTTAATGCGTTACTTTTTGCTAATTTTGGCACTGCCATACCACCAGCATTTGCTGCTAAATTACGTTTTTTAAGTAATTGTGATGGCAACATACCAGCTTTCATTACTTTGCCAAAACCAAGTGCAGAGCCGCCAATATTTGAAGCAAGTGCTCTTTTATTTGCTTGTTCATATACTTTTTTATTACGCTGTCTTAACAGTCTTTTTGCATTTTCATTTGATATATTATTTTTACTTGCTAATATACGTGCTGCTATAGGGTCTGATAAATTTGCTGTAGCACCACGTACTGCTTGATATGCAATTAATTGATTTAATAATGTTTCGCTTAAATCTGGTATTGGTGCATTACGTTTTGTATCTATATTGTAACCCATTACTTTTGCCTACTCTTATAATCAAGATAATCATTTAAATTGTAAATTTTGTTATTTTTGTTTTCAAACAATCTGTATGCTTCTTTTGTATCTAGTTTATCGTAAGTGCCTTTACTATCAGAGTAGCCATTTATATTTGCTGCTGCATTGTGCGCGAAAAATTCTTCTAAAAATTTTAATTTTTCTAATTCTTTTCTTAATGTACTTGCACTCATATTTGTATTTAATTTGTCTATAGTTTTTTTCATAATATCTGTTTCATAATTTGATATTGAACCTGCGCCTTTTAATATATTAACGTATGCTTCTTTTGCTTTTTGTGAACCAATTAAATCCCAAGTATTGTATATATCTTTATAAGCCTCTTTGTTTTTACCAAATGCGCCTGTTAAATCTCTAATCTTGCCACTAGCGCCCTCAAATCCTACCATTCGGTTAAAAAACGTATTTAATGTATCATCATCATATTTTAATAATGTATCAAAATTATCTGCGCGTGCGGTAGTTGTCTGCCTAATGCTTGCAAGATTATCTAGAGTATCTTGCGTAGTTTTACCTTTATTTTCCAGATATTTTTTGTGGTCAGTTTCTGACATCAATATACTGCTTCCACCACCCGTAGGTATAAGTTTTGGGTAGCCACCACTATTGCCACTACTGTCATCGCCTGTTGCTACGAACCCATTTATAGTTTGAAAATCTCCAGCTGGTGTTGGTGCGCCAAACACTGTTTTTCCGTCATCAGTTTTATAATTACCAAATTGACTTTCTATACCTTGCTTATCTAATCTTTGTTGTTTTATTGCATCTTGTGTATATGCCATATATTTTGAGAAATTATCTTCTGGCTGTGATGGATTACCATATCTGTCTGCCATAATACTGCCTAGCAAACCTGCAAGATAACGTAAATTATTAGGTTTTTGCTCTTCTTGCACATCCTGTAATATACCGTTACCTGTTGCTGCGTCAACAGGTGCTGCGTCAACAGGTGCTGCGTCAACAGGTGCTGCGTCAACAGGTGCTGCGTCAACAGGTGCTGCGACACTTGCACTATTTTGTCCTCTACGCCTATATCGGTCTAATACATCTTTTTCAGTAAGACCTTTTTCGTGTACAAATTCGTTACCATCTATTATAGAAATGTCAAAATTTGCTAATTTAGCTAAATCTTGTCGTGATTGTTGTTGTCCACCTGTTGGGTCGTATTTTTCTTGATTATTGTTATACGTCGTATCGTATGGATTGCCCTGGCTGTCAAATACTACATTAGGATTTATTGTTCCATCGTAATCTACAGCATTGAGACCTGTTCTTTGACTGTATTTATTTCCTGTTCGATTTGGTGGTGAATATCTAGTCTGTTGCGGTATAAAACCTTTTTCTGCATTTATCATATCATTTTTCTCGTCGTTAAATTGCTGGTAAACATCTTGTGCGCGTTTTAATACATCTGCTTCTTGTTTTGTTAGTGGGTCTTTAGGAAAAAGGGGTACGAACAAGGGTCTATCGCTGACTTTACCTTCTTTGTATTCTTTACTTAATTTTTGTCTCTCTATGTTGCCTTCTCTATAACTATTTCTCATCATATCAATTGCCCTTGAAGGACTGACAGGAATATCTTCTACTATTGGTTCTGGCACTATATTATTGCTGTCGTCTTGTGCAGTTTTATCTAGTGGTGGAAACATTTTTTCAAATGCTTCTTCATCAAAATCTTCGTAACTGCCATCTTCTTTTATATTAATTACAAAATCAGGACTTTTTTCTTCATTTTGCATATAATTGTTTATATAACGACCATATAAATTTAATTGTTGTGCTGGTGTCATTTTACTAATTTCGTCAGTTGTTGTACCTAAATTATTTGCAGTAGATTCTATAAATTGAAACAAACCTGTTGCAGTTGAATTTGGATTTTTTGCTTTTGGATCAAGGCTACTTTCACCTAACATTATTTGATATATATCTTTTTTATTTATATTTGGATTTTGGCTTAATATATTGTTCAACTCTACTTGAAAATTTGGGTCTGCTAAAAAAGGATAATCTGTTTCTACAGTTTCCATATTAACTGGCTGTCTAGCATAATATTCATTTATACCTTTTTTTGTTACATTACCACTATCGTCTGCCCAACCTGGATTTAATTCTGCTTGCCGTGAATTAGGCCCATATAATATTTCTTCATCTTTCTTTTTTCTGTATGCTGGCGCACCCTGTAATATACCTAAAGGATTACTTCTAAGTGCAAACATATTTGTTAGTGGTGACATAATTTACTCTTCTGTTACTTAATTTTATTTAACACACCGCCAAGTAATGTGCCCGCAAACGGATTCGCTGGCCCCATAGCAAGCCCTAACAATCCCTTACCTATCATACTGCCAGCACCACCGCTTTTAGATGTTGTTTCATTTGAGACAGAATCTGTATATTTAGGTGTAGCACCAAGTATGCCACCTTCTATACCTGCTCTTCTGTAATAATCATCATATTGCCTCATAGCTTCTTGATATTGTGCATCTAATTGTGCTTGGTCTAAACCGCGTTGTGTTTGCCCATATTGATTTTCTATTCCGTATGCCCTGTAATCTGCATCAGATAATTGTCCTGCCATATTACCAACTTGTGCTGCACCGCGTAAACGTAAATCTGCACCACGCAAACCAGCAGCTTGATTGTATGAGTCAGCCTGTAATTGCCTAGCAGCATCTGCTTGCAATCTAGCCGCTGCATCTTCATAACCTTGACTTCGTAATTGACCTATAGTTTTTGCAGTAATGTCAGCGTAATTACGTTCATTTTCAGCTTGTTGTATTGCTTGTCTGGAGCCACCAAATGCAGCAGATTTAGCAGCTTGTGCATCTATATTTTCAGCACTTCCCATTTGTTTACGTTCTATGTCACTAACTGTATTGTCAATAACTTGTTGTATATATGGATTCATATATCCAGATATGTCCATATCAGTAAAATTTTGTGTTTGTATTTGGTCTGGCGTATATTGCGCACCTTGTTGTGCCATTTCTAAACCTTGCTCCATAATACCACGATTGCTAACATTGTTTGACATATAATTAGACAATGCTTCAGTTTCCATGTCACTCATGCCAGCAACACGTTCACCTGTATATGGCGTGTATGCTTGTTCACCAAATGCTCTTGCATTTGATGCAGCAGTATTAATCATATTTTGTGTAAATGGGTCTACTGTTTCATTTCTTTTTGTTTCTTTTTTTGTTTTACTGCCCATTACGGCCTCCATATTAAAGTTTTGCCATCTACAACAAAACCAAGTTTTTTTAATAATCTATTCCAGCCCTTACGATGCCCAAATGTTTCAATGTAACTACCACCTAAATCGTTTACATATTTTTTTGCGGAATCTACTAGTAGATAAAAGTCTTTTAAATCTCCACCATATAGCCAAACATTTAATCCAACAGTGCCATCAGATTTGTTAGCTATTTCTGTTATTGCAGCGCTGTTATTAGCTGGCCAATATTGCGCTTCTTTGTTTATAACAGCCTCTTTGACTTCTTCATATGTATGCTTATGCCCTGAACGCGCTAATGCCTTTATAATTTGTTCTTTATGGTTATCTATGTTTACAGTGCTGTCCAAGACAATACTCCAGAGTTGTCAATACTTGCACTATAACGTGTGCCGTTAGGGCTAGTAAGTATTAATCTATTAGTTGCGTTTATATTTATATCTTCATTGATCTTGCGTGTTTGCGTCATTTCATATGTAATATTACGACGTGTTTCTGTTTCATTTACTGCATCGTATGCTAGCATTGCATCAGGTAGCCTCATCGTTTGCTCCCTGGTTTAACTTCAATGCGCGGTACACCGAGTCTCCAATTAGTTGACTCTGCGCCTATTGCCTTAACAAGCATCTGTCTGCCATGTACTCTTATTGGTACAGGTTGCCTAGTTGCTGTATATGGCCCAAAACTACGCTCTGTGCCATTAGGATACATTTTAGTTTTAAACGTCATGCTAACATCGCCCTGTGCGCTTTCATCAGGGTATAAAAAAGTAAGATTAGAGCTATTTTCACCCGAACCTAACTCAACAGGCCCATGCTCAATAAAACTAACGTCACCATTGTGATCATAGCCAAATTCATGGTCATATATCTTGCCACTAGCATCTACAGCTATTGGATATGGTAATGGCGCTTTGTCTGTCGCACATAATCGCGATAAACTGCCTTTATTCCAATGTCCTTCTCTGTAGTCATAAACCACATATTTGTCATTTTCAGTGCTATCAGCACTAGGGTAAAACCACCAAATTTCACCAAATGACGCATTGTGCCAAGCAGTAACTTTACTAATTTGCGCCCTGTTAATATCTTTAAATACTGCATCATGCACATCGCATTTTATAGGTTGGCTGTAACCTGTATAAACATAAAAGTTTTCATGTGACATCCAATATGCTGCGCCATCAGCCGTAGTTACAGCACCAGCAGATACTAGACCACCACCAGCATTATCTTGTGGAAATCCGTACACTAATGGCGGGCCTAAATACACAACGCGCCAAACATCTTTATCTGTAAATATAAGGCTACCACCTTTTACATTAACAGCATTTAATATTGTACCAGCTGTTTGCAAGCTAAAGTTACCAGCTTGGTTGTTAGCTGCTGCTGTCCATTGGTTTCTATCTTCTTGATCTGACCAAGCAACATCTCTTGGCACTCCCGCTGCGCCTAAGCACATTACAATACGTTCTGGCGTTACCAATACTGCCCTGTTGTCTACAGGCGCATTTGTTACTTGTGTAGCATCAACATTGACGTTTACATTCCATTCGTACAGTTTGCCGTCATCAGGTAAAACACCTAACAATATTTGACCAAATGTATCTAATGACCAAATGCTTGCTGGGTTTGTAGTGCTTACTACAGCTGGGTTACTAACCCCATACGGCCCTTGTCCATATAAACCTGTGCCAAATCCAGCACCTGTATCTGCATCTGCACGCCCGGCAGTAAAACCACTGGGCGTAATATCTGTTACAGCACCGCCAGTTGTCATAGCATATAAATGGCTATTTGTTCCTATTGCAGCCCATACTTGGTTGTTATTATCACGCCAAGATATTACACGTCTTGCTTTGCCACTTACAGTTGTAGTTGTTCTTTGCCTCCAACCGCCCATTGGCCCCAATGCACCAAATTGCCAGCGCACAAGGTTAGCATCAAAGTTACGGCCTTTTGACTGATACTCTGTACCGTTGGTGTATACACCTGGCGGTATGTTTAATGGTACTAACATTAACTAAAACTCACTGTAACTGTATCTGAATTTATTACGTTGCCATCATCATCTGTTACTTGGCATCTATAAACAGCATTGCCTGCTGATAATGCGTAATTAAAACTAAATCTTGTAGTGTACTGCGTAGGCAGTTGTGGAAACAGATTGATACTACTTACAGTGCCAGATACATAAAACCATTGATATGTGTATGGCGCTTTACCGCCTGTGACTGTTACTGCTGTGTAACCTGTTCCAGGGCTACTTGTAACGCCTGTATAGCTACCTAAAGATGAGTTGTATGTTGTAGAGCCAGACAATGTTGTTTGCGTTAATGTTGCCTCAAATGCAGTAGAAACAACTTCCCATGCACTACCATTCCATCTTTTGACACCACTACTAGGCTCCACCCACGCACTACCATTGTAATACTTAGCTGTTGCGTCTGCAAATGCAGTGCCGTTATACGTTTTTATCGCCATTATGCCGTTGTATCAAACCAAATGTCATCTGTTAATGGGCTTGTAGGCGCTGTATTGCCTACAGTTATTGTTCTTCCATTACCGCTTGCGTGTGCTACTTTGCTGTCCAATGCAGATTGCAGACCGCTTGTTTGCGCTATTGTTAGTGTATCATCTGCTATTGTGCCAACACCTGTATCAAGTGTAAAATCACCTGTTCCGTCAAACGCTACGCTACCTGTAACAACGCCTGTTAATGTAACTGTTCTTGCAGTAGACCATTTATCTGCTGACGTTGCATTACCTGTGACAGCGCCAGTAACATTGCCTGTTACGTTACCAGTAACATTGCCTATAAGATTACCAGCAAATGTTGGCCCTGTTACCGTGCCTGTAAATGTAGGGCTTGCTAATGGTGCTTTACTGTTAGCAAGGTTTTCATTAGTTTTTACTTGCGCATCAATCGCTATTTGCGTGTTGTTTAAATCACCGCCCCATGTATCTTGTGCAGTATTTGGTAGGTTGTATGTCCAACCATAATTTGTTGTTGTAGGCATATCAATAGTATCCCGCTGTTGCGTTTATCATTTGTGGTTTAGTTCCTGACATTCTGCGCTTGTCTTGATCGTTCAATGCTTTAACAGCATCTTCAAATAATGCACTCCACACAGGCAATCTAGAGTCATCATTAAGAAATGGTGCAGCGTGTAATAATGTTCCATATAAGTATATTTGTGGTGATTTACTTAGTAACCAATTTGTATCTACATCATTTACTAAAGGCGTTACTTCAGCCAAATATCTCATAATACCTATAGTAGCATCTGGTGGAAATGGGTAAAATAATAGTTTAGTGCCTTGTATAGAATAAAACCTAGGTATACCTGAGTCAGCGCCTATGCCATCCAATGAGTTATGTGGTACATACTGCAATGGATATTCAGAGCTTTTCATCTGTATATTACGCATTTCTAAGAAGTTTGTAGGCAATGTTGTCTGACCTACATTAATAGTGAACTCAGTGTATTCTTCCATTTCAGATACATTGACTTTGCGGTTAACGCTTTCTTCATTCATTTTTATAAAATTAGGTATTTGCGAAGTCAAATCATCGCGATTTAACGTGTCATTTATAACTGTTTTTAACTCGCCTAGATTTGCAAATGCCATATCTACACCTTAAATTGTGCTACGCGTAATGCTTGGTATTCATTACTGTTTAATTTTTCTACAACACGCGGCCAATGCTCTTTATTGTAAATGTCTAAGCCTTCTGTTGCTTTCCAATGCTCTATCAAACCTAATGGTATTGTGCCAACTTTTACTAGATCGGCTTTACCTAATGTGCCTTTTGCATCATATTGTTGTCGTTTATTTTCATCTAATATTTTAGTAAAATCTTGTTCTGTTTTTACATACATTTTATTAGTTAGATTATCTACCGCTAGGCTATGTTTAATGCCTGTAAGCGTATCTATTGAAAATGGTTTAAAATCACTCATATTAATCTCTTGCTACAACTAAATCGTTTTCTTCTAATAGTTTAGCTTGTGCTGCATTTGTTTTAAATATGTCGCCTTTTTTGTAACATATTTCACTACCATCAGCATTTAATTTGCCTGTTCGTATTTGCGCTATACCGCCTTTTTTAGTGACAATGCACTCTATGCCATCATCTTTTTGTATTTTAGCTTTAATTTTTGGTGCTTTTGCCTTTGGCATATTTCTCTCCTAATTATAGGGGCTGGCGTATGCCAACCCCCGGTAGTTACCTAATACTAGGTTAAGTCTGCGGCTACGCCTAGACCTTTTTCATTTTTAACGATAAGTGTCATATCACCAAGGATTTGACCTTTTTCGTTGTCACCAGTTTTAGATAGCTCTTCATAACGTGGTGAACGTAATGTACCCAATGTACACATGGATGGGTCTACAAATAGAGCATCGCGTGTTAAGCCATACTGTACAGGTATCACAGTCAATTCGCCGTGGTTAGACATATACACGTCTGCACCGCCAATTACTCTGCCTTCTTGCCCAGCAGATACTTGGTATCTGTTAGCCGCTAATCCTGTAAATCCAGCAAATATTGCCTTATGAGCAGCACTCATGTAGATTTGTGAGAATGTAGCGCCATTATTAAATCCAGATTGGATTACGGCATCCATGATGTCTTTAGTAAAAGTACGCTGTGTACCATTTGTAGCAGCAGCACAATCTGTACCGCTATATCCACCATTAGCACCGCCAGAACCGCGTGATACGTTTGAGGTTGCCCATGCTAATGCACCAGCAGCTTTACGACCATTTGCACCTGATTCTTCAGATGAGGCGTAGTTACCAATAAAACGAGCTTCAAAGTCACGTTTTAGCTCGATACCTTTGATAAGCTTTTGTCTAGCCATTTCTGACGCTACGCCAGCTGAGTCAACAGCTTCTTGTATGCCAGCTACAACTACCGCACGTTTTTTAGTTTGTACGCGGTTAGCAACACGTGTTCTTGTGTTAGCTTCGAATGATGTAGTATCATCACCATCAACTTGTGCTGAAGCAGCATCTGGTGCAGCTAGTGTTTCTGTTTGCCACTCATGACGTGTAGCAGTAACTTTTACGCCGCCGCCTTTAATGTTTGAGCAGAATGGTGTTTTCTCAGGAGCAACGCGCTCGATGAGGTTTGACAGATCTTCTCTGTTGCCAGCAACACCTGCTGGTACGATTGTGTTTGTTGGTGCAGCCATCTTAATATCTCCTGTTGATAGCTAACTCGATAACAATAACGCAACAGCATCATCTAATGAATTAGTTTTGTTAAAGCGTTTTGCAGCACGAGCTTTTCTTAATGAATTTGCATTGCCTGCTGATTTGCCTTTTGACTTGATTGCCTTAGGCGCAGGTTTTGCGCTAGTTTTTGAAAGTTTCTTTTGACTATTTCGGTACTTAATACCATCATAAGCTAAAGCTAACATTCCTGGTTTTGCAAACCTAAGTTCTTCTGGTGTAGCGCCTAAATCCAACAATGTTTTAGTCAATGTTTGTTGTATTTCTGGCCCTTTAACAGCATCCAATAAATCTGGAAATAGTTTAGGTACATTTGCAAAGTTTTCTTGCAATATTTGTTGCTCATATTCTTGTTGTGCATTAACCGCAGATTCTTTGTGAACCTCTAAGGCTTGCGACTCAGCTTCAAACAACGCTTTGTTTTGCAAGTATTCTGATGGGTCTCTTTGCGACATAGCTACCCAATCAATGTTATTCCAACGCTCATCAAACAATCTATCTAGTGTTGCTGTTTCAGTTTGCACTGACTCAATAACATTATGTAGTTGTTCCATACGTTGCATTGACTGTTTAGTTACTTCAGCCGCAGCTTGTTGCGCTCTAGTTGTTTCAGCTTGTGACCGCTTAACTTCATCTGCAATAACAGATTGTGCTTCAGCAGGCAGTGATGAAAAAACATCTTTTGCGCCATCAGTCCAGAATTGGGGTGCATCGATTGACGGAACATCTTCTTCCGCTTCAACTTCCTCAACTTCTTCATCTTCAAGGTTGACCTCGCTATCGTCAGGCTCCTCGTCGTCGTCAATGGCTTCTGGTTCACCATCTAGTTTAGTATCTTCTGTTTCTACTTCTTCTACAGCATTTGTAGTTTCTGCTTCTTCAGGCTTTGGCGGTTCTAACTGTGTTAGCTCGCTTACAGCTTCGTCGATACTTAAGGGGGCTTCATTACTCATTTTTTAGACTCCTTCTTGGTTAATCTTATGAGTGTCAATGTAGTTGTTTAGTTTACGTGGAATCTCACGGCACACATTGATAAGTGCTATAAGTTCACGTCGTTGATCTTCGTCTTTTGCTCCTGTTTTTAACAGTGCTTCATATGCTATTTCTTCCATGTTTTTTAGTGCTGTAGTTGTCAGCTTTAATTCACGTTTAGCTTGTGTAGCGTTTGTGCTTGCTTCTGCGCTATTTATTGTTGTCATGTTATAAGGCTACCACCAGGTCTGAATGATGATACTTCTTGTTTATACTGCATTTCCATTTCACGCATTTGCACAGCAAGTGCTGTTTCTCTGTCAATTTTCTCACGTTGTAACGCATCGTTTGCAGCCATTTTTTCACGCTCTAACTGCATTCTGCTATCTATTTCGTATTTTTTGAGTTCCATCTCTTGTTGTTTAGCTTGTGCTTCCATTTGCATTTTTATTTGTTCGCTGTTATCTTGCGGCTCTTGCCCTTGCTCACCCATACCAGGTTGCGGTGCAGGGAAAAACATCTCAGGAGCTTTTATGCCAGCTTTTGTTGCGTATCGTATCAATGCGGCGTGTATTGACTCAGGTGTTACAAGCGAACCTTGTTCTGCACCGCCTTGTTGATTTACAATTGCAGCTTGCAGATTGATAACTTCTTTAGCTAACAATGCTTCTTGTTGTTTGCCACCAGCACCAACGCCAATCTCAATAGTCATATCATGTCGTCTACCCCACTTTGTAGGGTCTACTTGTGTCCATTTACCTCTGAGACGTACATAATCAGCTTTTGTTGCATAATCTTTAATAAGACAGTGTATACCAATCATCATATCTTTGATACCGCCTTCGGCAAAGATACGTGCCATTAGTCTTGTACGTTTTTTGCCTTCAGAAAGCATTGTAAGCGCTCCTGAAGCCGTTTCGTGCAATGTGTCAGCCTTTATACCTGTTTCACCGCGCATGATACCTGTACGGCGTTCTGCCATGACATTTGCCGTTTCAAGACCTGTCATGTAATCAAAACCACTGCCAGCCAATCTTACAGGTCTTACGGCACCGCCATTGCGTGAACGTATCGGCGCACCGGGCGTATTGTTAAGCAAATCAGATATAGTGTTTTCGTTTGCACCATCTTCTGATACTTCCATGCGTTGATTAAGGCTAAATGACAGTTCATCTAGCATATGTCGTTGTATGCCTGTTTTGACACGCTGTACTTCAATTAATTTGTCAGCTAATGACAATCCATAAAATTTATGTGGCATTGGGTATGGACATATACTGGAGTATTGTATATAGTCCGCATCTTCAATTTCCAATATTACAGACGCATCATCATTAGTTATTAGCCGCTTTATTTGGCCTTCAACACGTATGTAATGCTCTAAAACAGTAACTTGCTCCATAACACCTATAGAATTGCTAAATTGGTCATCTTCAGTGTCAAGACTACGTGCATCAGTAACAGTTTCATTGTCACCAGCGTCAATATTAGTTAAATTAGCTACTTTGTCAGGGTCATAACCTTTTTCTAACAAATCTTGCTTACGTGTTTGTATTTGTGCTACGCAATATGTTGTATCGCGTAATCTTACAGTATCTTTTGCTACTGCAAATCGTTCAGCAGGTATAGTTTCTACTTTTACACGGCCTTTTGTAGTTGTTTTTGTAAATTCAGCGCCTGTTATAGTTATTTGACCATCTTCACGTTCTTCTGTTTCACCAGCCGTTAATTCATAGCCGTTTTCAAGCATTGACATATAACCAAAGCCATCAATCTGCTCATATGTTTGTTTGTCGTCGTAGCTATCTTCTTCCCAATACCAACGAAATATGCCTGTTTTTAGCAATAATGCCTCTTTAATGCCGTCATATAGCACCTGGAAGCCATTGTTTTGCTCAAAAAACACATGATTTATGTAATCTGTTTCTTGCTGTGCAGCTTCTTCATCTTCTATTCCTACAGGCTGAAATACAGCAACATCTTCACCTGACAGTATTTCTACAAGGTCAGGCAGTATAGATTCAACATTGTCAGCAATATCTGTGCTTACAGTCTTACTACGCTGTCCAAATACAGACACATCAAACACATCGCCATTGTAATAACGTAATGCTATTTCACGACTGTTTGTTAGGTCACTGTCATGTGACATACCAATAGATTGCTCAAACTCAGCACGTACCATAGACAGTACATCGTCATTACCCGCATCATCAACGCCATCAGCAGTGTTGTTTTCATCGTCGTCAAATATGTCTGCGTTGTATTCTTGCATTATATTGCACTTCCGTAATTAGGCATTATCAGTGGTTTTGCTTTACGTCTAACAAATCTATCTGACATTATTGCCATTAATCCAAAACTATCAGCGTCATGTGATGACCAATCGTGATTAGGGCCAAGTCCTATGTCACGACCATCAGCAGGGCGCTTTTCGTGATACCAACCAAGTGATACTCGGCCAGCTTGTGTTTTCTCTCTAACAAACTTACATTTAGGTAGTATGCGTCTTACAGCTTCAACACGTTGCATTGCTGCGCCTTTACCTTGGTTTGTTAATGGTTTTAACACCTCAAACCCACCATCTCTCCAGTGATCTTCTATTCTTTTGCCTGTCCAGCTATTTTCATTTACACCATCATGCGGTAATTGCATTATTGCGTGTGGCCATCGTCTACGCATCTCATTAATGTGATAACTTAGCACCTGACCTTGTGCTATGTAATGGTCAAGTACGTGTATCCAATCACCTACAAATTGTGCTAACCAAATAGTATAACTATCAGCTTTAGCACCAGAGCCACCGATATCATGAAAGCCGTATACAGGCAGTGCGGGGTCAATAGGTAGACTATCAACTATGCGTTTATCACGTTCAGCTTGCGCTAATAGTTTAGAGAAATACGCGCCTTCATGCACACTGGCATAATCGCCTTCCCATATCCATTCATAGCTGTCTGGTCGTTTTTCTTGGTCTTCTATGCGTTGATTAGCCAATCGCGTTTTATTAAACCAAGGGTTATCCTTCCAGTTCATTTGTACTATTTTACTGCTGTTAGGCGGTTCAAGCCTAAAACGTTGGTCTGTAGCACTACCTTTGCGTTCTGGGTTCCATGTTACCCATATTTCAGAGCCTTCTTCACGAATTGTAGGGAGCAGCTTACTCCAGGCTAGTTCGCTTACAGGTTCTGCTTCGTCAATCCAGCACAGCATAATACGCGCTTTTGACTTAATACTTTCAAGGTTATGTCTTAATCCGCTAAAGCTATAATCAACACGCCCTGGCATTTTAGGGTTAGTTCTTATAAACTTTTCACCTACCTCATAACATTGTGACAGCCATTCATTGCCTAATATAGCTGCTTTTACTTCGGCAAAACTACTATCATTTAAACTGTTTAACTGCTCACGAGCGCAAAGTATTTGTCCACTTTCGCCATTACTTGCAAGCATTGCACCTCTTACAGCCGTCATCATGGCAAAACTACGTGTCTTAGCACTGCCTCTGCCGCCATATGCGCCCCTAAAATCAGCTTTACCTTCAAATACAGGTATTAGCTTGGGCGGTAATTCTATGTTAATCGCTGTCACTTTTTGGTGCTGTCAACTGTATTTGGTTAATTATTTTAAATGGCTCGCCGCTATCATCGTTAGCTATTTGCATTGGCAATACTTTGCCTAGCAATGTCATAAAAGCGGCAGGGTTTTCTTCTGCACGTTCACGTAAATACTTAACAAGTCCATCTTTACCACCGCCTGTTTTGATCGCAGCTTCTAAAATAGCATCTTTTAATAATGCTGGTTTTTTATTAGGTGTACCTTTTTTGCGGCCACCTGTTTTTTTATGTCCCGGCTTAAAACCCATTACGTTGCCTTAATTCTGCATCAGATATTGAACCCATACCTCTTATTTGATTGTTTAGTGTTTGTTGCTGCATCATGCGATTATAATTATTAAATGGATTTTGCATTTGTAGATTAACCCGATTAGCACCGCCTATATTACCCATAAATTGCGGTCTGTTAAATTGCGGTCTTTGCGGTACAATATTATTTGTCATTGTACGAGGCGGCATAGCCTCTCTTGTTGGTTGATAATCGTTAGGTATTACATCTCTTTGCATATTTATATTTTGTTGCATATTAGCACGATTTGTTAATCTGCTGTTAGGTACAGGACTGCCCATGCCCATGCTTTCGCCGCCCATTGGCTGCATATTACCAATAGCTGGTGTTGATTTTATGTATCCTTGCTCTGGCTGCTTGGGCATAAACATATCTCTATCATTCATTGTGTTTATGTTTGGCATTGTAACTTGTGGCATTTGTGCAACACCAGGTCTTGATTTTATGTAATCTGGAACAGAGTTTTGCATCATAGGCTGTTTTGGCGTTTGCATTGGTTGTTGTTGACGCATCATACCACCAGCAAAACCAGGTTGTTTAGTTGCACGTTGCAATGGTGCTGTACCCATGTTATTACGACGACCACCGCCAGGTTTATTAAATCTATCTAATCCAGGTTTACCAAACATAAATTGCTCCTAATACCCAGGTATCTTATAACCGCTTGATTTACGCTTACTAGAACGCTTTCTACACTTACCCATCTTCTGACAGGTCTTAGGACTGGTACATGACTTACAAGGTTTCATAAAAAATTTTTCCAAAAAAAAATGACGCAATACCCCCATAGGCCTTTACAAAAGGCGAGGTGCGAGGCTTCAATACTGGTTGAACGCGCGGCATCATCTGTTGTATAATTACCACAGAGCAAAAAAAATTCAAGAAAAAAAATGGGGATATAAAAATAGGTGGTGATGTATATATAAAGTTAAACATATAAATATATATAAGATGGTTGGGTGGGGTCGCCGGGAACAAAACGTGAACATACCCTCCGGGAACAAACCGTGAACATTCCTGCTTTGTCTAAGTTGTTGCGCGTTTGTAACAGTCAAATGATTTTTAAATATATATAAGGGGGTGTATAAATTAACTTGATATTTACTTTTAATCTGGTAGAATAATTCCATCATAAACAAAAGGATTAAGATTATGACAAAGCAATCATGTTTAATTTATCGCGGCCCTAGTGAGATTGACGGCCAACCAATCATCGCGGCTTTAACATTTAGCAAGAGGAACAAAAAGCTTGGCAAGATGGCAAGCCTATATATTATAAACGACAACGGCAAAGGCCCAATTGAGAATAATAGATTGGGACTAGATGTTTCAATTTGTGGTAATTGCCCATTGAAAGGTATCGCTCATAATGGTGACAAAGGTACTGCAAAAGAGCGCGTTTGTTATGTTTCATTAATTCATGGGCCAAATTCAATTTATAAAGCTTACAAAGCTAACAAATATAAACTTGTAAATGACTTGGTTTCCCTTGGCGCTAATGAGGCCATAAGATTAGGCGCATATGGTGACCCCGCGGCTGTACCAAATCATATAATCAAGGCATTAATTAGTAAGGCCAAATCATACACGGGTTACACGCATCAGCATGATTTAAAAAGCGTCGACTATTCAAATTGTATGGCAAGTACTAACTCTTTAAAAGATGCGCGTAAATTTTGGAAGCTTAACATAAGAACTTTTAGAACCATAAAAGAAAATGATAGTTTACAGCCTAATGAAATACTATGCCCCGCTACTGATATAAAGTTAAAAGAAAAGGCCATTACTTGTGCTACTTGTAAACTTTGCAAAGGCTCAAGTATTAACGCCAAATCCGTAGCTGTTGTATTACATGGCAACGGCGCGAAATGGGCAGCTTAATATGTTAGATTACTTACAGTCAAAACAGTTTTTAATCGATATGTTGAACTTATTATTAATGATCGCATTCACAGCCGTTTCAACTTTTTGGTTCATTGTATTAACTTAAATATATAATAAAACTTATTATCTTATGGCCTCGCTTTATAGCGGGGTTTTTTTATGCCAGTTCGGCTGCTTTCCCATGTTCCTGTTTTGTTCCATAAATACCAATATAAAAAGTCTCGCAGGATGGCCGCTGAGAGCGTTTTGCATATACCTTGGTATGATTGGTCATATGTAAAATTTTATGGGCAACCCGGGGCATTACA